CTCCCTGTAGAATGCTTTGACAGTGCATTTGGATTCAAAATTACAACTATTTTCCAGATGGTTATGAGGATAACACACAGAATGGCATACGCGTCTTTTGAAGATAGTCAGTTCATGCAAGCCTTGAACCAGCGGGATGACCTTGACCCGTTTGTTGAAAACAAAATCGCTGCATTTGGAATGGAGTTGTGTTTCGGAATTGATGATCCAATTGCTACCTTGATGCCTGCTGTAACTGGTGGGGGTGGAGATGCCAAAATAGATATTCTTTACGTCAACCGTGATATGGGAGTCATAGTTGTTTGCCAAGCGTACCAATCACAAGCCCTCCGGGTGAGTGCTAAAGGTAATAAGGGCACCGATCTTGGGCATGCAATGGCTGTTTTACTCTCAACCGATGAAGCCGATCTGCCCGCTGGGGTTTCGCCTCATATCTTAGATGCTAGAGAAGCTATACGTGAAGGGGCTATTCGAGCAATACATGTTTGGTATATCCACAATTGCCCGGAGAACAAAGCAATACAGACAGACATGGGGCGATGTGTAGCTGGCGTTCGCACCCAGTTAGATAAGTATGGCGAAGTAGCTAAAAATATCGCATTGCAGTTTAGGGAAGTAGGCTTGGAAACATTGGATAGCTTCTATCGTTCATCATCACAGGCAATTTCTGTTGCAGACAAATTCGTGTTTGAGGAACCCCGCAGAGGATTCTTGATGCAAGATGCGGCTTGGCAAACATTCATCACCACTGTCAACGGCCAGTGGTTAGCTAATCTCTACAGAGATTATGTGGGAGCAGGGCTTTACAATCCCAATGTCCGTGGTTTTATGGGGGCAAATAATAAAGACTCGGACAAGGTGATAAATGCAGGTATACAGCTTTCAGCGCAATCCTCGCCACAAGATTTCTTCGTGTTCAATAATGGAATTACTGCGTTAGTTCATGATTTCGAAGTTGAGAATGGAACGACTATAAAATCTATTACTGGTATTGGTATTGTGAATGGCGCTCAAACGACAGGCTCTCTTGGTGAGTTGGATGTGGGTGTAGATTTGTCAAATATCGAAGTCGGTGTCAGATTTATTAAATGTGAAAATAAAGAGACAGTAAGATCGATTACAAAATTCAATAATAGCCAGAATAAAGTCATTCAATCTGATTTTAGAGCTAATGATAATATCCAAACAAGATTGCGCGATGAGTTTAAAAAATTAAAAATTGCTGAGTACGATGGCGGGTTGCGCGGACATGTGTTTACAAATAAGAAGAACAAAATTGATTCGCATACAGCGGCACAAGCTCTAACTGCTTGGCATGGTAGCCCATATGATAGTTACCATAATAAAATGCAGATATGGGAACTGGATGACCATTACAAAGTAGCTTTTAATGAAACAATTTCCGCGCAACATGTATTGTTTGTATATTCGTTGAACGAAGCCGCAAACCTTCTTAAGTCTGAACTTCAAGAAAATAGCAAGCAGGGACAGCTGAAACAGGACGATATAGACTTATTATCATTCCTGAATGAAAGGGGAAGTGCTTTCATGACAGTTCACGCGATGAGTGGATTACTGGAAACGCTTCTTAATGGAAAGATACTTTCTCCATATCAAATTGGATTTAATACAACTATCCATAAAGAAGCGGCCTGTATCCTTTGGAAGGATTTGTTAAGGTTATTTGCCAAGTTCATATTAATGCTCAAGCCGGGTGTAGCAGGAAGGTTATCAAACAAAGGTGAGATAGCAAAAGCAAGAGGTGAGTTTGTGCGAGCTGCGGGTACTATCGCTGAAGTAATGAAGGGGATGCCCGGAGCAAATCCTTATGATTTCTTCATAAGCAAGATTGATAATCAGATTTGATCTGCAAATATGGATATAGGGGCTAGTCCTATATCCTTATGCAAGAGGGTTAAGTTTCACCGCATCCTCTAAATGGTCAGGGGCAAAATGGGCATATCTCATCGTCATTTTAATGTCGGTATGCCCTAGAACCCGCTGCAGCACCAGAATATTTCCCCCATTCATCATGAAATGGCTGGCGAATGTATGCCGCAGAACGTGGGTTAGTTGTCCGGCTGGCAACTCTATACCGGTTCTTTCCAGTGCGGATCTAAATGCGCCATAGCAGTCAGAGAACAAGCGGGATTTTTTATCTGTTGGTAGCTTGTCATAAAGCTCTTCGCTTATCGGAACGGTACGATTTTTCCGGCCCTTTGTGTATGTGTAGGTGATTTTATACTTTGTTAGTTGGCTTTTTCGCAGGCCTTCGGCCTCAGACCAACGGGCACCTGTTGAAAGGCAGATGCGTACAACCATTTCCAGATCGGGATGCTCATGCCTGCAACATTCTTCAAGCAGCAGATGGATCTGGTCCTTGGTTAGCCACGCCATTTCAATTTCTTCGGTGCGAAAAGGGCGCATGTTTTTTAGGGGATTTTCACCTTTCCATTCACCCAGGCGGCTCAGTTCATTAAACACGGCGCGAAAATAAGCCAGCTCCAAATTTACGGTGCGTGGGGAAACCTCTTTGACGCGATTAGAGCGCGCAAATTTACCCGCTATTCTTTTTTCGCGGTAACGTGAAAACATCTGCGCTTCAAAGTCTCGCGCCAGAGGTTCACCCATGCACTCGAATGCGTGGTGCATTGCATCTTTTCGCTTCTCGCCATCCTTAAGTGTGATTCCGTGGGCCGTGTACCAGGCATCAATTAAATCTTTTAGCGAGCGGCGATCTTCTGGTTCGTCGTTCCAAGGCTTCTGTATTGTGTGTTGTTCGAAAGCCAGTGCCTCCCCTTTTGTGGCAAATTTTTTGCGGATGCGTTTGCCTTTGGGGCCGTTGGGATACAGCTCGCAAATCCAGCCGCCTGCAGATTGCTTTCGAACAGCCATCAATTTACCTCGTTATATATCCCAGTCACGCGACCAAGTACCTTTATGTCATCAAATGAACATTCAAATGGCACTTTACCGCCAGTAACATGCACCCGCTTTCCAGGTAAAACTGCGATTTCTCTCAGACTGATAGAACCATCCATATCTACCAAGCGAGGGCCATCAGAGATAGCTTCGGTGCGCTCAACAAAATAGAGCTTACTATCGGCAACTACGCAGATTACCTCTGCTCCATCTTTTCTTAAAATGGAATGGTCAATTCCAAAAACACCATCTGCCAAGAGTTTTCCTTCACTTAAAGTGAATTTCTTCACATCCACTGGGCTTGATGAGTTCTCCACCCCTTTGGACTCGTTAGCGTATCGCTCACCATTCCCGGTTAGTATCCATTCAAGGTTTGCGCCGGTTTCCAAAGAACAAATTGCTGCAAAATCATAAGATAACGTTTGTCTGGTATATCGGTTTGACAGTGAGCTGGCTGAGATTTCGAAGTGGTCAGCCAACTGGATTTTTTGATGAAAACCATAAATTTCACAGATGCGATCTAATATCGCGACTGGCTCAAATGTGTAGTTTCTAATCTTCATATTCACTCACAGTGTTGACTGATACTCAAATGTTGAATATAGTCATTCAAAAGTTAAGTCCATCAATGGCAATGCGTGAGAAACTTTGAGCATTGATGACAATGTTAATTCAACTGGGAATCATGCTATATGGCTAGTGAAATTACAATCGTCAAAATCCCCCGCGAGAAGGTCTACCCAGAAGAATTTGCCTCCCTGGAAGGCGTTTCGCTTAGTACCGTTCGCCGTTGGACCACTGGCAACAGCCCTTGCCTGCCTATCGAACCCCGTGTAATTAAGCCGGGCCGTGTTCGTGCAGGCGGTCGTGTCCGAATCCTTTATGCGCAGTGGAAAGAAAAGCAAGTCCGTGATGCCTTGGGCCATTCCCGTTTTCAAATCATTGTTGGAGCGTAATTCACTTTATGTGAGTTTTAAGGATGCAACATGTTTGATTATCGAATTTCCAAACATCCACACTTTGATGAAGCCTGCCGGGCCTTTGCGGTACGTCACAACATGGCAAAGCTGGCAGAGCGTGCAGAAATGAACGTTCAGACTCTACGCAATAAGCTGAACCCGGAGCAACCGCACCAGCTCACCACACCGGAAATCTGGTTGCTTACTGATCTCACTGAGGACTCAACTCTGGTCGATGGCTTTCTCGCTCAGATCCATTGTCTGCCGTGTGTGCCGGTAAACGAGCTGGCAAAAGACAAACTGCAATCCTATGTCATGCGCGCCATGAGTGAGCTTGGCGAGCTGGCGAGCGGTGCAGTATCGACTGAACGCCTTACCCCGTCTCGTAAGAGCAATATGATTGAAAGCGTTAACGCCGGTATTCGCATGCTGTCGCTTACCGCCCTGGCTTTACAGGCGCGACTACAAGCTAATCCCGCAATGGCCAGCGCGGTTGATACCGTGAGCGGCCTCGGTGCTTCTTTCGGGCTCATGTGAGGTGGCTATGTTGAAAAATGAACCGTCTTTCGCATCCCTGCTCGTTAAGCAAAGCCCGGCCATGCACTGCGGTCACGGCTGGATTATCGGGACAGATGGCAAGCGCTGGCACCCGAGCCGCTCGCAAACTGATTTAATGGCAGGTTTATCTTCCCGCAAAAAGGAGGATTCATGGCTCTTGAATCTTTGCCGCAAACTGCGCCGTTAATGGCCGGTGAGCGCCTGGCCGGTCTTAACTATGTTGCTGAGCTGCGCGCGAAATACCTGGGCGACAGCAGCAAGGAGCTTGAGCGGTTTGTTGCTGATATGCGTGATCAACGCGATCCGCAACATGAAGAAAATAGCCGGGCTTTATCAGCCATTTTCTTTCTGGCGAAAATACCGGGCACGCGTCATGAGCTCAAATTAAGTGAGCTGACTACTGAAGAGAAAAAAGCGCTTATTACAGCGATGAATCATTTTCGCGCAGTAGTGAGTTTATTTCCCAAACGGCTGACCATGCCGAATTAACCCGTAACGAAATTAATGGCGTAAACCCGCCGGGCATTTTTTTGCCCGAAATCAGGAGAAAGACCATGCAGAAAGAATTATCAAAAATGTTTACCACTGAAAGTGATCCGCTGATGGCCGTGATTGATATCGCCAAACGTGAAGAGCGTAAAGGTCGCGCGCTCGCAGTTTCAATCCGTCTTGAGGCGCTTGCATCTCACATCACCAATAAAGGCTTAAACAGTATTGAAGCTGCTGAATTGCTGCGCCGGGAGGCAACGCGCTACGAAAACGAATCTCAGGAGCTGCACTAATGAGCACAATGCTGAAATGGGCAGGTAATAAGACTGGCATCATGCCTGAGTTGCTTAAACACTTTCCTACTACCGCCATGCGTCTGGTTGAGCCTTTCGCGGGTTCTTGCGCTGTGATGATGGCAACAGATTATCCTGCCTATTTAGTCGCTGACATTAATCCTGATTTAATCAACATGTATCAGCAGATTAAAGAAGACCCTGAATTTTTCATTTCGATCGCAAGTGGTCTTTTTAGACAAAACTGCGCCGATGATTTCAGGCGCATACGCCATAGCTTCAATCACAGTAAATCGTGTGGCCGTGTTTGGCGGGCTGCTGCGTTTCTGTATCTCAACCGACACTGTTATAGAGGGTTATGCCGATATAACAAAAGCGGCGGATTTAATGTGCCATATGGTAACTACAAAAAACCATATTTTCCGCATCATGAAATTTTGGCCTTTGCTGAAAAGGCTGCTCGCGCCACCTTCATTTGTGCAGGTTATGACGAAACACTCGCAATGATACGCGCCGGGGATATCGTCTATTGTGATCCGCCTTATGACGGCACCTTTAGCAACTATCACTCAGCCGGTTTTAATGAAGATGATCAGCGAAAGCTGGCTTCAACTCTTAGCGCAAAGGCTAGAAACGGTCATGCGATCATTGCATCAAACAGCGATACCCAACTGATTCGTGACCTCTATGTAAACATTAATAGCTTTGAGCTCTTTAGTGTTACGGCAAAGCGCAGCATGGGTGTTGCTGCCGGGAAGGGTAAATCTGCATCAGAAATCATTGCAGTCGCTACATCAGAATTATGGGCTGGATTTGACGTGGCCGCCGCTCACGATTACACCGGTATGTGCGGATGACAAATATTGCTTATGCTTACCTGTGGAATGCTCCACGGTCGGCAATAGCCAGCCCATATCTTACCTATGAACAACAGTATCGCCGCGACCGTAAGTTCGCGGCTTTGCTGCATGCGCGTAAAGTGCTGGCGCTTCAGCCAGAATGCGTGCGATTCGATGTTAACCGCACGGCATCCGTGCTGGAGCAAACGCAGGGCAGTCAGCGAGCCAATGACTTTTTAATCAGCTTCTGCAAAAAGGCATTGCCGCGCCTTGAACTGGTCGCAAAAAAATACAAATGCACCGGCATCGAAACTAATGTTTCACATGCGATCTTTGGCGGACATTTTGATACTCCGTTGGCGCAATATCTGGCATCACGCATGGTGAATTTGATAGCCAGATATAACCGCCTCCCGGATATGTCACGCGCCGATATTGACCTGCTGGCAGCAGACATCGCTAATTTCATCCGTGCAGAGCTGGCGAATATCGTTGATGTCGGTTTTGGCGAGCTCAAAACGCTTTATGCCTGGTACATGCACGCCGGTTTTATTTCTCAGCAATTCAATGTTATCCCTCCTCACTGGGAGCGAATGACGACTAAGTTTTTCAGTCAAGACGACGCCGCACCCGCTGTCATCCGCATGTTTACAGAAACTTGGTGGCGTGGCCGTCTGCGGCGCGTTGCGTCTGCATGGCGTGAACATCTTCAAATTGCTGTTGGTAACGTCAGCAAGAAAAGGCATGCCTACGCGAGTAAAAACTGTGTAACCGACTGGCGTGAGCAAAAACGCCGGACTCGCGAATTTCTCAAAGGACTTGAGCTTGAAGATGAAGAAGGTAACCGAATTAGCCTGATTGAAAAATATGATGGCTCGGTCGCCAATCCTGCGATTCGCCGCTGTGAATTGATGAACCGCATTCGAGGCTTTGAAGACATCTGTAATGAGCTCGGATATGTCGGGGAATTTTATACGATTACTGCACCATCCAAGTATCACGCAACAACCAAGGCGGGATACCGTAACACCAAGTGGAAGGGGGCCAACCCTTCTGAGACACAAGCTTATCTAACTAATATTTGGTCGCGCATCCGGGCCAAGCTACACCGCGAAGAAATTCGCATTTTCGGTATCCGCGTTGCCGAACCTCACCATGACGGAACCCCGCACTGGCATATGCTGATGTTTATGTTACCTGAAGACGTTGAGCGTGTTCGTCTCATCATTCGTGATTATGCGTGGCAAGAAGATGGACACGAACTGAAAAGTAATAAAGCCAAGAAAGCACGATTCCATGCTGAAGCCATCGACCCTGAAAAAGGGAGTGCTACAGGTTATGTCGCTAAATACATATCAAAGAATATCGACGGATACGCACTTGATGACGAGGTTGACGACGAAAGCGGGGAGCGCCTGAAAGACTCGGCACCTGCTGTTTCTGCGTGGGCGGCTCGATGGCATATCCGTCAGTTTCAGTTTATCGGTGGAGCTCCAGTAACGATTTACCGCGAGCTGCGCAAAATGGCAGATCCTGAAGCAGCTCGCGCATTAAGTGTTGAATTCGCTGAAGTGCATGACGCTGCGCATTATGGTCATTGGAATGAGTATGTGAATGCACAGGGTGGGCCGTTCGTCCGTCGTGATGATTTACAGGTGCGCACATTGCGTGAGCCTCGTGCCGAGTTTAATCAATACGGCGAGGAGGTTCTTTGTGTACGCGGAGTTTATGACACGTCGATAGGTGTTGGTTCGCCAATTCTAACTCGCCTGACCGAGTGGAAGATTGTGCCGAAGCGCGCCCTTGAATTGGCCGTTGACGTTAAGGGCGCGACCGCGCCCTCTCGGAGTTCTGTCAATAACTGTACGGGGAGCGAAAGCGATCCGCCTGAGCTGGATTTATCGAAACCGCTTAGCCGACGAGATAAACGAGAGCTGACGAACCGGCTCCGGGTTAAAAAACCGGCCAGACGTCGCGAGTTTGTGCACGGAGCGGAAGAGCAAAGCGAAGCGATAGCCAGGACTATCTATAAAGTTCAAATTAATACCGGCATCAGTATAAGCAGGGGAGAAGCTCTGCATTTGATGGCCGGTGGAAAGAGCCGTTTTAACGATAAATGGTTTTGTGGTTCATCTAGTGGAGAAGTCTTCAGGGCTGCGCCTTCACATGAAAATAAAGCTAAAAAGATACTTGGCAGAGTGGCGCGACTGGCGTCAGGCACTAAGTTGAGCGCCTAACTAAATCGTCTTCATTTCATGCACATACGTTGCTGTAGCCATCAAATTTTTTTGCTTCCCTCTATTTATCCTAATATGATACTGTTTATTTATACAGTATCTCGAATGGGAGGGCGCGTGGA